ATAACCAACTCCGCCGCCACCTTTCAGTGCGGCCTGAACCATGCGAATGATCATCTCACGATCGATTTCAGCTTGAATCTCATATGACATAGCATTTGTCAACTCAGCGTCGACATCAATACCATTCATATTCTTAAGATCCTGCTCTAACTCGACTGACCAGCGAGCGTTCAGCCTGCGAGTACCAGCCTCAACAGCTGTCTTCTCGAAGCTCAACTCAACAGTACCAGCATTCTTAGCACTGTCAAGTTCAAAACTTGCCAGAGCTGCAGCAAAACCAGTATCTTCCCTGGAGTAACCACCTGTGACCCATCGGCCACTTGATCCAGCACTGGTGACGCCGTCTGTAGCAACACCTTCATCAGCAAATGCTGTTGATATCGTAGATGTATCAGTGCCATCAGGACCGAACTCTCCGGTATTGCCAGTGTCGAGACCGGCTGTACCAGAAACACCGGTATACTCAGTTTCAACAACGTTGTGACCTAACTCACCTGCCGGTGCGTTGGCTGAACCCTTAGCAGCTGTACCAGCCGTACCAGATGCTTCAACGTGATGGCCTTGGCCAACACCGTTTTCACCAACAGTATGCGCAACACCGTCAATGCCAGTGCTAGAATACTTGTAGCGAAGAGCAAATGCGAGACCAACCGGTCCACTCATCGGCTGAACACCAACGATCTCGTTAGTAATCAACTCGGGGAATGTACGGCGAATCATCGGTATAAGAATCTTCGGTAAACGTGCATCACTTGTTGCGTAGGTATCACCAGAGCCGTAGCTTCCGCTACCACCCTGCGCAACACCATCCACTCCGGTACCAAACGCACTTGTTGTAGTGCCACCTGCTTGGTTACCTTCCCTTATACACCATTGTTCTTGGTTCTCAAGAAGAATGGCGGTGTTCACCCGCGTATGCGGGTTCTCAATAGATGAAACTTTGTCAGAGGTATAGTCCAAAACTGGACTCCACTTCTCCAACAATTGTTCCGCTCTATTATTATCAATATAATCCGTATTAGGACGTACTTTAGTTTCGTTCATAATATTAATTTTTCCTTTTAATAATAATTTTTCCTTTGCATTGGAGAATCAGGTAATAAAATTATACCTCAACATATTTTAAAACTTATAATCTCATGCTCTTTAACTCTTGAGCATAAAAATCAACAGGAGTGCTAGGCTTTTTAACCTCCTCCTCAATTGTTTCCACTTTGGCATCTTTAGTCTTATTGTCTTTTAATGCCTCTTCCTTTAAAAGATTAAGTGATTCCTGAGCTTTCTTATCAAAAAGCTGAACTGTATATTCAAAATTCTCTTTAATAAACTCTAGGTCTTTATCTTTAAAAGTCTTTCTTATGAAATTTGTTTTCTTCTCATCTAAACCAGTAAGCTTCTTTTCAAAATAAAGATCTTTCTTAGTACTCTCTAGTTCCTCGGCCATAGTATTATGAGAAGTTGTTAACTCTTCAATCTGTTTCTGAGATGCCATAATAGTTTCTTTTCCATCTTTAACAGCCTCTCTAATAGACTCAGTAGATAATGCCATATCAACTGAAAGCAACTTACGAATATCATTTAAGAGAGAATATGCTCTCTTATTTGAAGTAGCTTCTTCAATTGTCTTATCTGGAATTGCCTCGGCAATATATGAGTCAAGATAATCAGAAACAGAATCAACAACAGTATTTTTTAAACCGGTTGCCTCTTCAGTAATAGATTCACGATAACGACGAACAACATTTCTTAACTTACGAGCACGATCTAGATCAACTGCTTCTACAACTTTATTAAGCTTCTTTGTATGATCTTTATCAATAGCTTCTAAGAGCTCTTGTAACTTTTTAGAGTGTTCTTCATCTTGAGCTGTTAGAGCAGCCTCTGTCGCTATTGTAGTACGGTCATCGACCTTTTTATCAACAGCCTCGTTAAAGGTAGTTTCAATTTGTTCTAAACTTTCTTGTGTAAGGACGTCCTTACCTACTTCTTTTAATAAATCAGATATTTTGCTCATAATTTAAAATAGTTGTTTTTTCGCCGACTTAGCGATTTTTTGTTTAATTTTGCTTTCAACTACAGACTGTAAGTCCGTATTAGCAGCAGCATAATTTTTATCAATAATATTACTGATAAACGATTTGATCTGTTGTTTTTGATCCATCATAATTATTTAAGTAAATCATACCATTTTTTTAAAAGTTTTGAATCAGTTCAATAAACTTATTTCTAAAATATTCATCAACATCTGTACGTGGTAACCTCTTCAAACTCTCTTCAAACCTATCAAAATGCTCTTCAAATTCTCCAGACTTATTTAAAATCCATTGCTTTGATTCTAATATGCCATTAACAAATGCATCTGAATAAGACGGATCGGCGACGCAATCAATAGCAACTAACTTCATTTCAGTAACATGACCAATTTCACTATCAGTTTCTTGATCGATTTTACCTAATGCTCTTGATGACATACCAACCCGTACACCGTCTAATACTAATTGCTTTACTATAGTACCGCAAGGTGTCTGTAGCACTTTGCTTTTTCCATAAAAAACGTTACCGTCTTGTTTCATCTCGGTAACTATATGGCATGCTCTTTCTAAATCGACCTCAGCTGTAGTAGGATGATTCAATTCACCCATTGCTCGATCTGTGTTAATCATTTCTTTGGAGTACCGAGTAACCTCTTCAACCATATTATCTAAATCATATACACGTTTATTTTTATTAACATCAGAGGCCATCATATATGGGCCTTTTATATACAACCTAGATTCTGACTTATTATTCTTCTCCTCTACTATATATTCGAACTCAGCTGGATCCGTTTTCTCGACTAGCAATTTAAAGGCCATAGCGCTATAAAATATTTATTGTTTATATTACCTTTTTCCGTTAAATAATTCTCTTTCTGTAAGAATTAAAAAGTTATAACCATGATGATCAGCCCATTGTTTTGCAGCTTTCCACTTAGATTGATTAATATCATACGTAGCTTGTTCATGTAATAGCGTGCTTTGTTTCTTTCTTCCTCTCATAACAGGTCGTTGAGTTTGACTATAAGGTTTAATTTCTACCAAATATTTTACTTTTCGATCTCTCTCTCTTAATACTAAAGTATTATCAACATAATACTTATGCGTTCGGGAATCTATAGGACTAGTATATGGTACGACTACACCCTCACTTGTCCATTCAAGTACATTTGGATTATGATCACACCATTTAAAAAAATGTAATTCCCAAGAGCTCCTATATTCAGGATATTTTTTACCTAGAAACTTTTGACTATAAGCAGGCCTATATATGCCTTTTTTAAAATTACCTCTTTTATGTATAGTCATTAGCCTACAAAGAACATAGGAGGGTCTGAATCTCCGAACCCAGCCGTGGCGCCGCTCAATAATCTTTCTTCTAATTTTTCCTTCTCTGTTAGACCTTCCTGTAGGATAGAAGTATCTAATGCTGTACCACCAAATAACTGAGCATTACCAAATTTACCTCTTACTCGTCCTAGTGTAATTTTAGTTAATGCAGTAGCGTATTGATACACCCATGGCTCTTTAATTAAATCCTTAATAGGCTTTTCAACATAACAACTTAATACTCCCCAAAATTGTTCACCTGATTTAGGTTCAGGTATCATAAGTAAGCGCTGCTTGGCATCATCAAATCTGAAATAGCGTTTTGTTGAGAGCATTTTCTCTCGTGTTTCTAACCACTGCTTTAATATATACCAGCTAATTAAATCAAACCCATAGTTACCCATTGCGTAACTAAAATAAGTTTGTTGCGCTAAAGTTTGCTCAATTGTAAATAATGTGTTTAAACTACTACTTGTCGACTCATCATAACTAAAAACGTCTATTACCTTTCTACCCTGTCTAGTAAGCCCGTCAAAATATCCTACATTACAACCTCTTCCTGTAAGAGCACTTACGGTAGTACTATCATTTTCCATACTAGTTCGTGTACCAGCAACTGATGCAGTTGTATATTCATTACCAGTTAATGTAACACCAATCTTTACAATATTAGTACTAGTAGCCACAGTTGAACTTACAGCAGAAACTATCGATGATGCAGTCGTATATACATCACCATATTGAGTTATATCAACAGTAGCAGTACCACCGTCTGCTGATGTACATGTAACAAGAGACTTTACCACATGAACTCGATCAGCGTCTAACGTTACTACAAAAGTATATTCAGACGGATAAGTTGGAATTGTGCTACAGTCAAATATATATACAGGGTGAAAACCATTCCCAGTAACTGCTGTACTTGAAGTTGTTGGTATTAAAGTAGTTTCTCCTGAGGAAGAGAAAACGTCTTTTGCGTATGTACCAGACAATTCACTAGTAATAAGAAATAATTCTCTAAGATCCAACCCTTTACCTAGCGTGTACTTACTACTATCAACAACTAAATGCTCTAAAGTATATCCAGCAAACTTAGAAAACATTTCTATCGCTTGAGCTATATGAGTAAAGATTTGGTTACCATGTAATTCTAAATTAATAGTAGGATATCCTAATCCATATGTAATTCTATCAGCTAGCTCTTGATAAGTATCAACTGAATTGGCAAGATATGTAGAATATAAATGACTCCCCGCATTTAAATAATCATTTGTCCATGTACTAGTGGCCACATAATTATTTATGGTAGTAGGCTTGTAGTTTCTTT